CCCCCTCGCGGGGGCCACGGTGCTAGTGCATCGGCTCGTGAGAGTTCTCAAGCTGCAAACGGAAGGAACCACGGTGGCTTGGAAGAGTCGTTCAAACCATGATCGAGTCGGTGTAGGAGACTACTTCGACTCGAGATTTGGTAATACGACACACGATTACTTCTCGTTCTTCCAAGATGGCACGCAGACAACAATGTCTGAAGAACATCCGCTCTGGCCCGAACTTGCTGGGTCTGGGGCGGATATTGGCGGCGCTTTCTACACTGATCGTGTATGGAGCGAGCCTACCCTGATCGATGCTAGCTTCCCGAAGGTGGGAGGCATTAGCTATAACGGTCCGGGTACTTTGGGCATGTTGGGGCTCGGTCTGGATTCTATGAACTCTCCCTCAATGGGAGGTACCAGTTCAGAAGAACTCAGAAACTTAGCGGGACCGGTCATTAAGGCCATGTCCCCTACCGAGTCTGAAGCAGGGCTCTCTCAGATGATAGGCGAGCTCAAGCGTGATGGTCTCCCGCGCCTCATCGGCGCGGAAGTCATGCACTCAAGAGCACGAGATTTCCGGTCGTACGGTAGTGAGTATCTCAACTACCAGTTCGGCTGGAAACCCTATGTGTCTGACTTGCAAGATTTCAGCCGGGCTGTGAAGGGGTCCCATCGGATCCTAACTCAGTTTCGGCGAGATTCTGGCAAGCTCATTCGGAGGAGAGCGGAGCTTCCTGCATGGTCTGACACTCAGGATGCCGATGTCGGGACGTTTTATGCGTCTCCGTTGAACGGCAACTGTTGGAATCAGATCACTGCGCCAACGCGTCGGTACACCTCCATCGTCAAGAAACGATGGGTTGTGGCGGCATACCTCTACCACCTCGATCCCGGTGATACTGCCATTGGCAAGTTCTACCGGTTCAACCAGCAGGCTGATCGTCTGCTGGGGGCTTCTCTAAGCCCCGAGTTGGTGTGGGAGTTGGCTCCGTGGAGCTGGGCTGTAGACTGGTTCTCGAACACAGGAAACGCTGTTTCCCAGTTGTCCGATTACATCAACTACGGCCCCGTCCTGAAGTACGCGTACGTTATGGAAACCGTAACCTCTTCGCGGACGTATTCTGGTGGACCCTTTGAGACGAAGAGTGGCAGGAAGGTCAATCTTTCCTGTACTTATCGCCGCGTTGTTAAGACGCGAGAGTCTGCCAGTCCGTTTGTCTTTGCCAACGAGTCTGGGGAGTTGAACTCCCAGCAGTTGGCAATCCTGGCGGCACTTGGTGTTTCAAAAGTGCCGTAACTGCGGTAGTCATACCGTGGGCATGCGCCGGTCAGATACCTGCGTGTGTGTCCTTGTGGGTCCAACGATCCATTGGGATAAATCGCTAAACCCTGACATCCAGTCAGGCTACCTGAAGGAGCAATGCTGTGGCGTTTACCGACCCGCAGTCCGTTACCGTCAACGCGGTAGCTCAGTCCCTTGTCCGAACGGGCATGGGTCCGTCCTCCGGTACTTTCACGAAGGACGATCAGAGCTACAAGCTTACGATCAGCCACCAGAATGGTCGGCGTGTTCGTAGGCAGGTGCGTCTTGACTTCTCAAAGATCGCGACCGACCCGCTGATCCCGACCCAGAACGCGCCCTATTCCATGAGCGCTTACCTGGTTTTGGATCAGCCGAAGGTCGGCTTCACCAACGCTGAGTTGAAGTACGTGGTGGATGGCCTCGTGGCCTACCTCACGGCTTCTTCCGGTGCGAAGGTGACCCAGCTTATTGCTGGTGAGATCTGACGGCTGCAACATAAGTGTCGGAGCTAGCCCACGGCTATGGACTCCGTACCCCCGATGTGAACGGAGGATGGATGAAAAGCCTTATGTTGCTCTGGCAGGAGCTCCTGCTTGAGAGCGGGAGCAGATGCAGCGTTAGCACCGCGCTCGACCTAACCACGGTCGAGCGTCGTGTCGAAGAAGAGGGTGAGTCATTCCTGACGATCACCTTACCAACCTTCGCTGACAGCCTCCAGAAGGGGCTAGAAGCGGGGAAGGTAACTCCTAGTGACTTCCCTTCTTTTGCGTTCGCACGCAGGAAGGGAGAGTCAGTGGGTCTCCCCAAGTTGTTTCGGGGTTTCCTTGAGTTAATCTTCGACTCTGGAAGTGGACTGTTACTCGCAAGTCCTTCGGTGGAAGCAATATCCTGTGTTCGCCAGTTAAGTCTGGCATTCTACAAGATCCTGCTTGAGAGCACCCCTGCTCGAAAGCAGAAGGCCATGGAAGGATACTACGAGTGTGAGAAGGAAGTCAAAGAACACGACGGCCGCAGGTCTGCACAGCAGATTAGCGACTTCAGTCGTGTTGCTCACCTTTTGTTTGGGCGGGTTTACCCTGAGCTTAACTTTCGGCTCAGGCACCACCTGCTCCAAGGTGCGCACGGACCAGGTTCCACCGCTGATCGCCTCTCCGGAAACGGAAAGTGGGATCAGTCGGAATGGACCTGGCGGTTGGAACGAGTATTCCCAGCTTCTGGGTACCTCGTCCCGAATGACAGACACTACAAGTGGCTGTCCCGTCTCAACTTCCTCGAACCCGGACACGAGCGACCCGTAAGGATCGTCGATGTTCCTAAAACGGTGAAGACACCCCGCATTATCGCGATGGAGCCCACGTGCATGATGTTCGCACAGAAGGCAGTCGCAGATGCGTTGATTCCCATGCTTGAGTCTGACAAACTCATTTCGGGAATGATCGGCTTCAAGGACCAAGGGCTTAATCGCCTAATGGCCCAAGAGGGTTCCCTTTCGAGGGGTCTCGCAACGCTCGACCTGAGCGAAGCATCCGATCGTGTCTCCAATCAGCTGGTGCGGGCGATGTTTGCTTGGCAGCCTCGAATTGCTGAGGCTGTTGACGCAACTCGGTCCCGCTCGGCTGACGTACCTGGTTTCGGTGTTTTACGCCTTGCCAAGTACGCGTCGATGGGTTCAGCTCTCACCTTTCCCATTGAGGCGATGGTGTTCTTAACCGTCGTCTTTCTGGCGATTGAGCGAGAGCTTAACAGTCCCCTGACCGAGGGCGCCGTGAGGCGCTTCAAGGGCCAGGTGCGTATCTACGGGGATGACATCATTGTCCCTGTAGAGTTCGCGGAAGCCGTTGTCCTGGAGCTAGAGGCCTATGGTCTCAAAGTCAACAGGCGCAAATCTTT